CGCGTTCAGGTTGCGGCCCTCCTGGTCGACGTCGTCCAGCCAGGTCTCGATGCGCGCCGGCACGTCGTCGCCGATCGTGATCGGCTTCGAGAACGGCTTGCCGGTGAGGATCGACACCGTCCGCTGATAGGCGGGGAACAGCGTGGCGGTCCGGAGGCGGCATGCGTAGGAGAGCGCGTCCTCGCCCGGCCACATCGGCAGATGGCGCACGCCGGCCTCGCGCATGGCGCGCGTGCCGTCCATGAGGTCGGAGACGAGTTCCCACGTCGGCTGCATGCAGCAAACCGCGTGGGACTTCGCGGAGACGTCGTTCCCGGACTCGTTGGGGGCGTCGGCCATCAGTCGGTCACATCCTCCACGGACTGGACGTCGCCGTACCGGGCCCGGCGATCATGAGGTCGGTGAACGCCCACACGAGGGCGTCCATCCGGTCCGGCGAGAACTTCGAGGTCTTCGGGTCGTAGTCGCACATCTGGTCTTCGAGGACCGGGAAGCATCCGACGTGATGGCATCGGCCCTGCTCGTAGAGGGCGCTGACCGGCTCGGCCCGGGTGATCTTGCCCCGGCTCGCGTGGACGCCCTTGTAAGAGACGGCCCGGTCCGCCGTCCGGACCACGGCCTCGACCATCTGGCCGCCGTTGTTGGCCTCCGCGAGGATGCGATCGGCCTTGAAGTCCCGGTAGGCCCGGACCGCCGCCCGCGCCCACTCCTCGGGCGTCCCTCGCATCGAGAGGTCGGCGAGCACGTAGCCCTTGCCGTCCGCCCCCAGGCCGGCGACGACGATGCCCGTCTCGTCGGAGTCGGGGTTGTTCGTGACGGCGGGGTCGACGGCGACGACGACGCGTTTCATGTCCGGGGCCTTGCCGACCCGTCCTTCCTCGATCTGGTCTCGCTTCCAGAGGGCGCCGGGGTTGTCGGCGAGGATCTCCGCGTTCAGCTCCTGCCGTCCGAGCCGCGTCCCCTCGTACTTCTTGACGATGGCGTCCAGGAACGCCCCGGCGAGGTTGCCCCTGTTCTCGTAGGTCGTCCCGGTCGTGACGTGGGTGCCTTCGTCGGCGATCAGCTCCTTGATGAGCTTCGTCGGCTTGGGCGTTGTCGTCAGCACGGCCTGCGGGTTGTCGCCGAGGCGGAGCCCGAACTTGGCCTGGTCCCAGGACTCGGGATACCGCCAGGCCGCAACCTCGTCGGCCCACAGCTTCGCGTGCTGCTTGCCCCGCAACCGTTCCGGCTCGTCGGCGGTGAAGATCAGGCTCTTGGCCCCGTTCGGCCAGACGAGCTGGCGCTTGTGGGCCAGGTAGCGCGGCCGCTCTCGGTCCGGGCAGATGGCGAGGATACCGCTCTCCCCCTCGATCATGATGTCGCGTGCATCGTCGCTAGTGGCCCCGATCAGGTTCACGTAGGCGTGGCTCTTGATCCACTCGCGGACCAACTCGGCGCCAGTCCGCGTCTTGCCGAAGCCCCGCCCGGCGATGATCAGCCAGTACCGCCAATCCCCATCGGGCGGGACCTGCTTGGGACGGGCGTGCCAGCCCCAGTCGTAGACCAGGGCCTCGGCCTCGGCGTCGGTCAGCGCGTTGACGCGGCGGACCTGCTCATTCGCCGGCAGCGTCCGGAACAATTCCGCGAAGGAGAGCAGCCTTGGCGTCTGTGAGTTCGACGGGGCCGCCATTCTTCCCGGTAATCTCCGTCTTCTCTACGAACATGCCGAGGTATTTGCCGAGGCTGTCCAATGCGGCCTTCTTGTCGGCGAGCTTGATCTTCTTCAGCGTCCCGACCCGCTCTCGATCCTTGCCGCTTCCCTCGAAGACCGCCTCGACGTCGATTCCCGCGATTGCAGCCGCCGTGTCGTCGTCGATCTCGTGGATCGGCTTGACGTCGCCGTCGTCGGTGAAGACCTTGCGGACGTCGAGGAAGGCGAGCTTGGCGTACTCGGCTACCACCCTGTCGACGGTGACTTGGTGTCGCTTAAGGGCGAGCGCCTGAAGCTCTTCGATCCTTGCGGTAATCTTGTGGTTGTCAAACAGTTCCTTGGCGGTCCGATTGACGGTCTCCGGCTTCATCGCAGAAACGTCGTAGACCTGGCGGTACGCCTCGCTGGCGTTGCCCAGTTCCACGTACTTCTGGGCGAACCTCTCTTGTTTTAGGGTCAGGTTGTCAGCCATCTTCTCCACCGTCGTCCACCGTCCAGTTCTTCTCGTCTTCCTCGTCCCAGGCGGGCTCGAGCGTCCCATTGGACGTGGACAGTTCCATCTTCAGTCGCCTCTCGCGGGCGCGTTCGTCGTGCCTGTCGAGCCACGAGACGAACAAGGCCACCGAAACGAACCAGATCGCCAGAATGCCGGCGAGGATAGAGAGTCCGAAGATAGCATCGAGCAGCATCACGCTGGCCCCCTGAATCCGACCGGCAGGACGTCGTCCGGCCTCGCCCGCTCGCTCACCTCTTGCGGCGTGACCCAGATCTCGTGGCGAGTGCGGGATTCCCACCAGGCGACGAGATACATGATCCCCGACCCCAGGCCGATGCGGACGGCCATGATCGTCGCTTCGATGTCGCCTCCGACCACGATCGCCGCGCCGGGCTTGAAGACGCAGACTCCGCTTTCGTCCATCACGCAGGCCCCACGGTCAGAAATACCAGTTCCCGTTGGCGTTCAGCGTGACTCCCAAGAGAGCAGCCTCCCGATGATGGCCTCAAGGTGCGAGATGTAGGTTTGATCTTCGTCGTGCCGCTTCTCGTATTTCTTGATTTGCGCCTTGAGTTCGCTGACGGCCTCGTCTCGGCGGGGAGCGACGCGTTCCGGCAGGATGCCGAGTTCGGCGAGGTTATTCGCGAACTGATGGGCCGCCTGCTTCGTCCACACCTGAACCTCTCTTCCCTCGCTGCCGTGCGTCGCGACGTTGATACTGGGGTTCAGTCGGTCTTCGCGGGACGACGCTTCGGCGCAGACGATGTACATGCTCGAATTCTCCTGGATTCGCATCACGCAGGCCCCACGGGCCCGCCGTCCGGCGGCGGCGGATACACGATCGGCGGATCGTCGCCGGGGTACGGACCCGGGCTCGGCTCGGGCGCGGGAGGCGGAGGGACCGGAGGCGTCGGCGGCGGGTCCACCGGCGGACGCGGCACGGTCGGGTCCGAGATCGCCGGGGAGGGGCTCACGCGTTCCTCGAGCGGTTCGACGTCGGGCATGAGTCGGTGCCTCGCCATGGCGTTGGATTGGGAAAGAGCAGACGACCGCGCCGCCTTCGATTCGACCCGCAGACGGCGCGATCGCTTCAGGAGCCTGCTTCAAAGCCTCGCGGGCCGGTCTGTTTGCTTCGCAACCCGATACGCGAGTTGGTGTCGGCCCGCGAGGCTGGTTCGTCGTCAGCCCGGAGACCGAACGTCTTCGAGGGCGTTGTAGGCGGCATGGGCGTGCTGCCAGGCGTCGCGGACCTTCTCGTCAAGGAGCTTGATCCGCGCGTCCTTCCGCTTCGACTCGGCCCTGAGTTCGACGATCTCTTTCGAGAGTTCGAGGTTGGCGACGGTGGAGCGGTCGCGCTGGGCGGTCAGCTCGCCGTTCTCCGCGTTGAGCTGGTTCCGCTCCGACTCGAGCGCGTTCACCTTCTCCTCGAGTTCGTGGATCGAAGCCGCCTGTTCCTTCACCTGGACCATCAGGTCGGCCTTCTCTGGGTCGACGTAGGGCTTGGGATCGGCTTCCGCGGCCGGCTCGGGCGGCTTCACGATGTACGGCGCGAGCTGCACGGCGAGCCACGTGCCGATCGTTTCCCGGAGCTTGTCGAGCATGATCGGCCTCAGTCCTCGTTCCACGGTTCGGCGTGCGCGATCAGGTCCAGCAGCGCGTCGTTCTCTTCGTCGAGGCGGTGGAGCAACACCTTCTGTTCGTGGTTCTCGCGGTCCAGCTTCAGGATGAGCACCTGCTGCCGCTCGATGGTCTCGTAGAGTTCGGCGCGGGACAGGAAGAGCGACTTGAGCCAACCGAGGAACGTCTTCATCGGCCAGCCCGCCTGTATTGAGGTCGCGTCTGTGAGACCAGCGGCATGCGACTGCCGCACCAGGCTCCGACGATTCCGAGGATCGCCATGTGTCCCGCTCCGACGCGAAGCCGGCCCGGCGGACTGGGAGCGTCGACCGCGGGGTCGGGCCGCTTCGCCAGCTTGCTCTCGCAGTAGACGCAGAAATTCCGATAGTGGTCGGTGGCGGCCCCGCAGTTGTTGCAGGCCACGGGTCGCGGCTTGGGTCGGTCGACCATCGTCTCGTCGAGCATGCTCCCCTCCGGTGTCTTGCTCGGGCTCCCCACCCGATGGGGCCTTGGCGACGACGTCCGCGTGAAACCTCTTGCGTCGCCGGGGTCTGGCTTTGGCCTTCGCCGGCCGCTTCTATATCGCCCTCGCCGCGATCGGCCGATTCGGCGGGACGCCGGCCCCCGCGTTCAGGAGGCCGGGAAATGGTGTTTCAACGATTGAACCACGCCAGCAGCACGACCATGCCGCCGATCACTAGCAGGCAGTCCCAGGCGCGTTGCGGGGTGATTCTCATTGGATGTTGGCTTCCAGCCTGGAGAGGAGACGCTTGGCAGGCTCCTCGCAATACAGCGTTCCGTCGTTAGATAGCCTGATCAGAGTCTTACTGATTGCATGGTCGTTCAGTTCGGCGATCAGGACGATGTGCTTCACGTTGATGTAGCAGTAATTCTCGCCCTGTTTGATCTCAAGGAACTTCGGCATGTTCACCCCGTCGGTATCTCGTCGCTGCTGCCCGTGACGTGCTCCAGCGTCTTGATCCGCTGGTCGTGCTCGTCGACCTTGGCCGTCTGGTCGGCCGCGAGGTTCTCGGCGTTCTTCGCCACCTTCTCGGTCTTCTGGGTTGCAATCTTCTGCCAGGCCAGATCCTGTTCGAAGTTCCTGAGCTTGTGGCGGTTGTCCCGGATCTCCTCGTCCTGCTTCGCGG